GGGAATCCATCAGAAGTCGAAAGAATTGTAAGAAAAATGATAGCAGGGGATATAAATAAAAGGGAAAGGACGGCATTCGGATAATGGCGAAAGTAAAAGTGTACAGAACAGTTTCAGGCGACACTTGGGACTTGATAGCTTTTAAAGTTTATGGAAGTGAAGGATATTTTCATGACCTTATAAGAAATAATTTAAGATTGATTGACATTGCTATTTTCGATGCCAATATTCCTATTATTATTCCTGAAATTTCTGAAGAAGTTGAAGATGATGAAAGTTTGCCGCCTTGGAAGAGAGGTGAATAGAAGTGGCTTTTGCTAGAAATATAAGAGTTGTAGTAATTTTTAATAAAGTTGATATTTCTGATGAGATAGCCCATTCTATTTCATCTCTGAATTACACTGACAATTCTAAAAATGCAATAGATGACTTGGAAATGGAACTTGAAAACTTGGATTATCGCTGGTTGAAAGAGTGGTATCCTGATGAAAATGCTCAATTGCTTGTCGGCATTCACGAAGAAATAGGAAATGAAACTAATTTTTTAGATTTGGGAACGTTTTATGTGGATGAACCAACTTTTGAGAATAACAAACTTAATTTAAAATGCCTAGCCTTGCCGTTAGACCAGAATATTAGAGACCAAAAAAATAGTGTCGCTTGGGAAAAAATCACTTTGAAGGAGCTTGTTACACAGATTGCAAATAAGCACGAGATGAATGCTGAAATATATGCAGACAATGAATTTTTTGAAAGGCTTGACCAAAATCAAGAAACGGATTTGGCTTTTATTAATAGAATTGTCAAGGAAACTGGACTGAATATGAAAGTGTCAGATGATAAGATAATTATTTTTGATGACGAGGAAATAGAAAAGAATGAAACTATTGAAATTTTTAATGTTAAAGATGAAAGAATCAGAAGTTTCAGCTTGAAAAAGAAAAATAAGGAAATTTATGATAAAGTTGAAGTTTCATATTATGACCCTGATAAGAAAAAGGTCATAAAAGAAATTATTACTAAAGAAGAACTTGAAAAACGTAATCAACTTACAACTGAAAGTTCGGATAACAAGTCATCAGGAAACAAAGAAAAAACATCAAAAAAAGGCAATAAGATTTCTAAAAATAAGAAATCTAGCAATAAAGGACAGAAAAATAAGAGTAAAAAAGCTAAATCAAAGAAAAAATAACAGGTGAAACAATATATGAAAAAAAAGGGAAATAATAATAAAACTGGTGGAAAAAAAGGAAAATCGTTAAAAGAATCAAAAGAAAATCTGAAAAACAAGGCGAATAACAAAAAGAGTAGGGGTAAAAAAGAAAAAACCTTAAAAGTCAAGACAAAAGGAAAAAGCACAGCTAAAAAAGTTGCAAAAAAGACATTAAAAGAAAATCTGAAACAGGAATACCAGATAACTTTAAATGTTGACGGAAGCCCAAAATATTTGGCTGGAATGATAATTGAACTTGATGAGAGCTGGGGGAAATTTGAAGGCAAGTATGTCATAGACAAGGTAACACATGAAATTACTGGAGATTACACCTGCGAAATCAACGCAATGAAGCTCGGAGCAAGGGAAAATGCAGAACAAAATGCAATTGAACAAACAAAAGAAGAGCAAAGAAAAAAAGAAGCTGAGAAACAGGCTAAATCTAAAGGTAAGGGCAGAAAAGGCAAAAGTAATAAAAAAAGGACAAAAGGTAAAGTTAGAGATAAGAAAAATAGCAAAAAAGGTAAAAATGTAAGCAAATCAAAGAAAAAGAAATAAATTCGTATAGGACAATGACAACTAAATATAATAACTGTGATAAAAAATAGTTGACTTTTTGTATTAAAAATAGTATTATAGAGATAGGTCGAAAGCCTTATTCGTTAAGGATAAGACTTCCTAGGATAAACAGAGCCTTATTCGTTAAGGACTACAGCAGGCGTATCTTTATGATATGCCTAATTTTTTTTAAGGAGATGCTATGAAATACGAAGTTTTAGGAGTTTATCTGGTAGATTTTCAAAAAAATAAAGGCGGAGAATTATCAGGTAAGCATTACGGATTAATATTGTCAAAAATGTCTGATAAGGACAAAACTTTGTTAGTCGCACCTATGACTAGCAAGAAAAAAAGTAAAAAATATAAAGGTGGATTCACTATAGATTGTACCAAATATCAGCAAAATCCTACTTACAAAAAAGCCTTTATAAAAATAAGGAAGATAAGGGAAATTGACATAAGAAGAATTTATGGGAGTAAAAGATACACCTTAGATGAAGAAGATACAGAAAAGTTAAAAAAATCAATGTACCAAGTTTTTAAATTTTTGAAATAATCACAGTTATTAATTTAGCTGTGATTTTTTTATGTAAAAAAAACAGGACAATGGCAATTGAATAATGACTGTGAAACTAAAATATTTGTTTTTTAAGTTTGGGATAATGGTATAATTAAAATTATTCTTTAATTCTTCTTAGAAATAGTGTATAATATACAAAAAAATTTTAGGAGGAATTTATGACAATATTTATAATTTTGTTTTCAGTATTATTTTTAGTTTTAATATTTCAGGTAATAAAATTACTTTTTCTTGCAATCAAGAAAAAAGAGTTATCAAAAGAAGTGAAAAAGACTTTGATTGTGTTTCTATGTAGTTTGTTTGCATTGATTTTAGTAGGGATAACAGTACCCGAAAGTACAAAAAATGCAATTAAAAAAGAAGAAGAGTTAAAGAAGAAAGTTAAAGAGGCTAAGGAAGCTAAAAAGAAAGCTGAAAAAGAGAAGAAACAAATTAAATTGGCTAGTCAAGATGAATTAAATTATAAAGTATTGAAAAATTCAAGAGATACAAGTAACTTAACTAAAAAAGAAAATACAATAGATATATTAGTTAAAGATGATATTTCTGAAGAAAATCTAAAAAAAGTAATGAGAAAAGCAGGGAAAGAGCAAATAAAAGATGTGGATATTCTGTTTATTCGTGCTTATGGAGATAAAAAGTTCTTTAATCTTGGTGGCGAAACACATGGAATGATAACTTATTATCCTGATGGAACTGTGAAAAATGAAACTTACAGGGCTAAAAAAGAAATTCCGAGTGATAAAGAAAAAGATATTTATATTGATTATTCAAAAACACTTCATGAAACTTTAAAATCAAAAGGAAACTATACTAAACAAGAAGAAGAAAATATTGAAGAAAAAATCAATAAAAAAATAGCTAAGAAGTATGGAATTTCACCAGAAGAAGTAGAAAAAATCTTTGATAAAGTTGTTATTTATCAAGGTATGTAGTTTATAAAAAGGGAGATTATTTGTTCGTACTTTGTTAGAAACATTAGGAATAAAAGCAAATATGGATAGAGAAAAAGAAGGAGCATAAGATTTAAAAGAAAATCACAGTCATTAATTTGATTGTGATTTTTTTGTTACAAAAAAAGTGATAAGGCAGGTGGTTAAATTGATTGAAACATTAAAATCTGGAGAAGTAAGTGCAATAGATTCAAAAACTGGAAAAGTAAGAGTGCTATTAAAAGGCGACGACGATAAAACAACGGACTGGCTTAATGTATTAGTACCTTACTCTGAAAGTCATAGTGATAATTATACACTCAGTCTAGGTCAAACTGTTTATTGTTTATTTTTCTCAGAAATGCCTGAGCAAGGAGTGGTGCTTGGCTGTCCTATGCGAGGTGCTTCTAGCAGCGAAAGCGAAGTTAAAAGGACCTTTTCTGACGGAGGTAATTGGACTTATGACGGCAATACATTGACTTTAAATATTGGTAAAGTTGTAATTAATGGAGATTTAGAAGTGAGTGGAACGACTACAACTGGTGGAAGTATTAATCTTAACACACATAAACATGATGGAGTAACTGCTGGTGGAGATATGAGTGGAGGTCCGAAATGATAGGAAGTTTTGGAGATGTAATTTTTGAAGCGTCAGAAGATCAGATTGTATCGCTTAATAATCAAATAAGCAGATCATACAAGGCTAAAATATCGGAACATCAAGCAATTTACGGTCCTGGAATGTTAAGATTCCAAGGTAGAGATTTACTAGAAGTTAGTTTTACAATGACTTTAGTATCATCTTTAATACAGCAGACTACTTTAAAAGAAGAACTAGATACAATCAAGAAAATGTTTGAACTTGGAGAGTATGCTAATCTAGTCTTTGGTGGTCAAGTATTTGGCGAATACCCTTTTTTGATAACAGAATTATCAGAAGAAAGCAGTTATTTTAATAAAGAAGAGGGGGGATTTGATGTTGTTAAGTTGAATATTACGCTTAAAGAGTATATTGAAAATCCTAAGTTGTATAATCAATTAATTGAACAAAGAAAAATACAAAAAAATCAGCAAGTCACTGAAGAAAATCAAGACGACATCGAGAATGAGCAGAAGGAGGCTGTAAATAATGATAACAGTAAATAGCTCTGAAGAAATAAATTATAATCCAAAAAATGTTTTAGAAGAAGTAGTTACAAATGTAGGAATGATTTTAAGAGTTTGCAAAGAAGAACAGCCACTCAATCGAGATTTTGCATTTGACAGTGATTTAATTGATAAGAACATTAATGTTGTGCAGAATAGGATCACAAGCCACTTGACTAAAATTATAAGAGAATATGAGCCAAGAGCTGTTTTAAGACAAACTAGAATCATTATGAAAGATACATATAATAATGATTTTGACATTGAATTAGGGATTGAGGTGATAAATATTGAGTGAAATATCAAATGAAGAATATGAAATTATAGATGCGGATTCTTGGGAGCTTAAAAGAGATATGATTAATAAATTCCAAGAATTGAGCGGAAGAAAATTGACAGAAGCGAGTCCAGAAACACTTATTTTTGAAACAGTTGCTTACATGATTGGATTGAGAGAAGAAAAATACAACGATGAAATGAAACAGAATTATTTAAGATTTGCAAGAAATGAGCGGTTAGATTTGAAAGGAGAATTTTACGGAAATAGAGGTAAAAGACTCGTAGAACAACCAGCCGTGGCAACATTTAGATTTTATATTACTGATATTCAAGCGACGGACATAATAATTCCAAAAGGGTCAAGGATTCAATACAATGAGTTGTATTTTTCGACAGATGAACAATATAAAATAGAAAAAGGTGATTTATATGTAGATGGAATTGCAACTTGCAACACATCAGGAACTGTTGGGAATGATATTCCAGTTGGACAAATTAACACAATGGTCGATATTTTCCCGCATTATGACAAGGTTGAAAACATTACGGCATCAAATAACGGAGCTGAAATAGAGCAAGATGACAATTATAGAGCTAGAATCAGAGAAATCCCTGAATCGTTTACAACAGCTGGAAGTAAAGGAGCTTATGAATTTTGGGCTAAGTCAACAAGTACGAATATTGTCGATGTTGTGGCATACAGTCCAAGCGCAACAAATGTGGATATTTATGTTTTAACTGATTCCTTGACACTTACTAATGAACTCAAAAAGAGAATCGAAGAAATGTTGAATACTGACAACATAAGACCACTGACAGACAATGTGACAATAAAACAGGCAATAAAGACATCATACACAATTGATTTTGACTACTACATTGATAAGTCTAATGAAACGCTTGTAAATGTTATTAAAAATAATGTTGAAAAAGCTGTAAAAGAATATAAGACTTGGCAACAAAATAAAATGGGGAGAGATATTAATCCTGATGAGCTAATAAAATTATTAAAACTAGCTGGAGTAAAAAGAGTTGTGTTAAGAAATCCCGCTTTTAAAGTTTTAGATTTTAATGAGATAGCAGAGAATACAGGTGTTACAAGCAATTACTTAGGAGTTGAAAATATATGATAACTATTGATGATTTGAATTTAACGGATATAGCAGCTAAGTCAACTTTGAATGATAAAATAACACTTTGGATTTATGAATCTATAAATTTTGCTATCAAAAAGAAGCATGATGCGATTAAAAGGAAATTTTTCTTGGAATTATCAGAGTTAAATGATGTAGAGTTAGACTTTTTGATGTGGGAATACCATGTTGATTACATTGACGCAAATATTTCAAAAGAAACAAAGGTTAAATTGATTAAAAGAGCGGTTTTTTCGCATTTTAACAAAGGAACTGTAGGTGGAACGAAAGAAATATGTGAAATATTATTTGACGGAAAAGTTGGGATAACAGAATGGTTTAAATATGGAGGAAAGGCAGGTTATTTTAAACTTAGCACAGATGGAGGAATGTCAAATGACAAAGAGTATAAAAAAATATTAGAAGTGGTAGAACAATATAAAAATATCCGTTCCTGGCTTGATGGAATAAGATTTTTAAGAAAAAAAGAAAGAAAAATTAGTTATGGTTTTGTAAGAAGAAGCAAAATAAAATATTATTTAGCTTCAACTGATATAAATATTCCAAATGATTTATTAAAAGCAAATTTTGGAACAGTGCATAGAACAAGAATACTAAAAGAAATAAGATAGGAGGAATCATGGCAAAATTTAAAGGATTTATATTAACAGAAAAAGGGAGGGAACTGTTAGCAAAAGGACTAGCGGGAGAAACAATAACATTTACTAAAATGGCGATAGGAGATGGAACTACAGCAACATCTGAAAGAGAGATGACGGCGTTAGTTAATCAAATCACAACATTGCCACTTTTAAATGTAGATACAAAAGGGAATGGAACTTGTGAAATTAACGCTTTATTGACAAACAAATCGGTAACGACAGGATTTTATATAAGAGAGCTTGGGATATTTGCTCACGGAAATGATAATGTTGAAATACTTTATGCTTACAACACTTCAGCAAATGCGGACTATTTGCCACCTTTTTCAGCAAATAATGTAGTTGAGATAGAGTATATAGATACGATAATTGTGGATCAAGTGGAAAATATTACTGCTACTATCGACCCAGCTGTATCGTATATAACAAAAAAATATGCAGAAGATAATTTTTTAACATTGAAAGATAAGATGAAAATGTTGGGGCTAGAATTTGGTGGAAACATACAGGACATTGGCAATAAAACGAAAGGTAAATTTTATTATGACAGTGTAACAAAATTTTACTACGAATGCATAGAAGATAACAGTCTAACTTACAACGATTCAGGAAAATTTAGAGCTATTTCTAATAAGCCAATTTCGGATAAAGTGGAAAATTTGTTTGAATTTAAAAACGGACAGTTTAAAATTGGAAACATAATTTTTAAATTTGGAATTACAAATTATTATGCAAGAGACGGAATTAGAGCAACACCGTTTTCTTACAGCGTGCCGTTTCCTAACGCCACTATTTTTCTTTCAGCAACAGATATAGGCGGTGGAGCAAATTCAGTAAGTCTTAAAAATGACGGAAACTTCGGATTCAGCTCGTGGGCAAAAAAAGATGGAATTTTTTCTGATACAACATTTTGGTGGCTTGCTATAGGATATTAAAATCCAACTGCCAGCCAGCGAAATCCAGTTTT